GGTTGCTATTGAAAATCCTGACACTGGTGAACTAATTCCATTATCTACTCTGTTTGAGGATTTTGCGGACAAATCTGTTGCGCTTTCAATTAGCTATGATGAGGAATATGAAAGTGCTGAGTAAGTACAAGGAGGACATAAATGAAGCTACAAAGAAAAGAAGTTATTAATGAGCTTGCTAAAAGATCTGGTTTCTTTAAGAAACATACAGAGACATTTATTGACGCTCTTGAGGATATGCTTTTAGATATACTTAGTGAAGCATCTATTGATGAAGAGGTAGAAATTCAGCTTACTAAAGGATTTACAGTTGGGGCAGTTAAGAATGCTTCCTATAAAGCAAAAGACCCAAGAAATCAAAGCGATGTCGTTGTGCCAGAAAGAATTACACCTTATGCAAAGTTCACATATACTTTCAAACAAAAAATTAATGAATGAGGTGCAACATGGAATATAAAAAGATGGTTGATGAAAACGAGAATCAATATATACTTCGCATTTGTTCAATGAAGGATCAAAATTCTTGGACATGGAAGGATATTGCAAAGATTCTCAATGACTCTTTAGGGAATAATTTTGATGAAAGCGCTTATCGTAAGCGTTATCAGCATTTTCAAACTATGATGGCGGATAATGAGGCCAATATTTTTAAAGAAGAGAAATATTTGCAGAGAGTTAGAGATGAAAAAATTGAACTTGAAAAGGAACGCCAAAAGTTATATACAACTAAGGTCGAAATGCAAAGATTAATTCGTCAAGAGGCAAGATTCGAGATGTTCTATGAGAATGTTAAGAATGCCATTGAGACGTTGCCTATGCCCAAAGTGCAGGCGGAATTTGAAACACTTGATAATGAAAAGGCATATTTATTATGTATCGCAGATATCCATGCTGGGGCTAAATTTGATTTACCAGTAAATAATTATTCTATGGATGAATGCGAACGGAGATTTAATGTATTGTTAAATCAGACTGTTCAATATGTGAAGAAAAATAATATTGGTCTTTTGCATGTCGCATCTTTAGGTGATGATATCCAGGGGATCTTAAGAGTTAGCGATCTGCAGCTAAATGAAACATCTGTTGTCGAGGCAACTGTATTTGTAGCTAGAATGATTGCGAATTTCTTAAATCAGCTTTCTGCATATTGCTATGTTGATTATTATCATGTCCCTACCTCAAATCATAGCCAGTCAAGACCTATTGGCACCAAGGCAAGTGAGCTTGCCACTGAAGATATTGAATATGTGATTGCAAATTATATTGCTGACATGTTGGTATTTAATTCAAGAGTCGATGTCAATGCTAATTTTGGACATGATTATATTGAGATTCCAATTTTTGATTATAATATTATTGCTATGCATGGACATACAGTCAATAATATCGAGAATGTTTTGAAGGATATGAGCACATTGCATGGCAGACTTGTTGACTTTGTTATTTTAGGACATTTACATACAGGAAAGAGCATTCAGGGGAATGAACGTGGTAATTATGATACTGAAGTCCTTGTATGTCCTTCTTTCCAAGGAACGGATCCTTTTGCTTATAATAAGCTTGGAAAAAGTTCAAAGGCATCATGTAAGATGTTTATTTTTGATGAAACATATGGTTGTACGGGAACCGAAAAATTTATTTTAAATTAAGCGAGGGCAACTACCCTCGCTTTTTATATTAAAAGGAGAATAAAAATGGAACATATTGAGAAGGAATATAAATTACTATTTAACCCCGGTTGTGTCAGAAAGCTTTTAAGCATGGGGATTCATATCCATGATATCAAAGCGGACAAATTTAATCCAGATAAGACGGTTTTTGTTTTTAAAAGAACTCCTGAATTTGAGCAAGCATTCGCTCAAATAAATAAGGAAATTTCTGAGCTCAAAATGAATAAAGCTGCAGAATAAAATAAATTAAAGGAGGGATAGAGGTTGGTAACAAGAAACCCTGGTAAGAAAACAAAAAAAGAAATCAAAGAATATCTCTGTCCTTATTGTAATAATGTAAAAAAAGAAAAAGACTTTTATATTAGCTCTGATCCACTAGTAATGACAGGCAAAACATCTATGTGCAAAGATTGCGCCGAAAAATTAGCTAGAAATTGGGATGAACGCAAACAGATCTATGGTGAATGCACAAAGGCATCCGTTCAAGAGGCTCTTGAAAGATTAGACAAACCATTCCTTGATAGAATTTGGGATGCAAGTTATTTTGAATATGTTAATGGTGAAAATAATAAGCGTAAAAATATTTGGGATGCTTATATAAAAAATATAAGTATGCCGCAATATAGAGGAATGAGATGGCGGGATGGAGATTTATTTTCTAACTATAAAGAAGTTGCAATAAAACAAGCCAGACAGGAAGTACAAGAAGGAGAAGTTCAAAAATATTCTGAAGTAAATGAAGAATATGAAAAAAATAAATTAGATGTTATACGTCTTTTGGGCTATGACCCGTTTGAAAAAGAACTAGAAGAAGACAAACCATTATTATATTCTCAATTGATTGGGTACCTTGATTCAAGCGGAGAAAATGAGGATATGATGAGAACTTCTTCTGCAATTACTATAGTCAGAGGATTCTTACAGCAGGCAAAATTAGATGATATGATTGCTAAAGCTATGAGTTCCCCCAATGTGTCAAATAAGACTGGGGAAATTAAAGCATGTTTAGATGCAAAACAAAAGGTAGCGTCTACAGTGTCTCAGCTAGCCGAGCAATCTTGCTTAAGTTTAAAGCATAACAAAAATGCCAGTAAAGGCGAAAATACGTGGACTGGCAAAATTAAAAAGTTAAAAGATTTAGATTTAAGAGATGCCGAAGTTAATGGATTTGATATTGGTACATGCAGAGGTATGCAGCAAGTACTTGAAATTAGCGATACATCCATTATGAAACAACTTAGATTAGATGAATCTGAATGGTCTGATATGGTAGCGGATCAACGTCAGATGATAGTTGAACTCCAAAATGAGAGAGATGTTTATAAGGAAGTTAATAGAATTCTTTTAAGAGAAAATATCGACCTTAGAGACACTTTGGAGGAACATAATTTATTAAATCCAGAAGAATTGAATAATTTAAAAGAATTGTTCTCACCTCTTGGAGAATCTGCTCCCGTAGAAGATGAGGAGGATGATTCCGATGAATGATATTAAGTTTAAAATTGTTGATAAAATTAATGATGAAGACTTGATGGAAATTTTTTCTGATAATACCTCTGTATATATTAAGCCTTGTGCTTTTGCAATGTCTGATAGAAAATTGAAATCTCTAATTAATATTGCAAAGATTCAAAAATATTATCAATGTAACCCTGTGAGATTTATAGAAGATTTTTTTAATATTACGCTTCTTGACGCACAGGCTTTTATTGTTGCAAGAACTTGGAATTGCCCAAATGTTATGGTTTTAGCCAGTCGTGCATTTGGTAAGAGTACTGTAATTGACTTGATGCTTATGGCAAAAGATATGTTGTTCTGCAATGTATGGTCATATATTGCATCTGGTTCTGGTAGTCAGGCGGAGCAAACCTTTATTACTCTTGAACGTATAGCAAATGATGGAATTGATGAAATGAGAAATTCTACTGGTTATATATTTAAGAATGAAGTTGAAATTAATAATGCCGCTGGTGATGGATTTAGTCACGGCAATAACGGTTTTAAGTATAGTCTATACAATGGATCTTTTACTCAGACATTGAACAGCAACATTGATAAAAAGCGTGGCATGAGAGGTAATGTTATTTTTGATGAATGCGGTTTCTTGTCTGAAGAAATGCTAGAAGTTTATGGTGCATTCGCAGCAGTAAACAAAGGTTTCGCATCGGGTAAGGACAGAAATGGTAAATTAATTGACCCAATTAGACTACGCACATTTGCCACTAATATTCCTAACCAAAAATTTTATATTAGTTCTGCATCTAGTACAGATACTAAATTCTATAAACTATATCGTGAGTTTGCCAAACGTCAGCTTATGGGTGATAGAGATTATTGTGTCATACAAGTTCCGTGTGATGTTGTGCTGAAGCCAACAATTCGTGGTGAGGTTGTAAACGCTCTTTTAAAGAAGAGCGACATTGAAACTGCCGTTAGAACCAATCCTGAAAAGGCAAGACGAGAGTATTATTGTGAATTTACATCTGATGCTGGAAACGAGGCGATAATTCGTCGTGGTGTCATTACGAGAAATAGTGAAACCAGAGTTCCACTTTTATATAATGATACCAATAATAGAAATATAGTTATTGCGTTCGACCCTGCTCGTTCTCGAGATAATAGTATTATTACCGTAATGGAGCTATATGAGAGCGAAGATGAAGAATGGCGTGGCAGAATTTTAAATTGCGTCAACATGATTGACATCAGCAATAAACGTCGTGCTCCTATGCAGACTCCAGATCAAGTAGATTATTTAAGACAATTGATTCTCGATTATAATGGAGATGCGTCTGGATATAGTAATATTGAAGCAATATTAATAGATGCTGGTTCTGGTGGTGCTGGTAAAGTTATAGCGGATATGTTGATGCAGGATTGGGTTGATTCAAAAGGCAAGCTGCATCATGGATTTATAGATAAGGAATTAGATAGACAGCTTGGTACTGGTTATGTAAAAAAATATCCAAATGCAGTTGACAAAGTCCGTTTGATTGAACCTAGTAAATATAAAGCAATTATGTATGAATCTGCAATTGAAATGACTAATAGCGACTTGATTAGCTTCACTTCTGATTATGATAATAAAGGATACCTTACCTTATTCCAAACAGATGACGCTGAAACTGCTAAAGTAAAAAAGACAATTGAAGATAGATTGCGCAAAGAAAAGGTATCGGACGAA